CAACTCAATCAAGCCAGGGCAGTCTTTGTACCGTGCAACTTGGGAGGACGCAGAGCATTTAACTTCAGGAATCAAGGAGGAGATACTGGCAGCACTTCCAGAGCATGAGAGGAAGATGCGGAGTCAGGGTCTTCCAGTATTGGGTTCAGGAGTTGTGTTTCCAATTCCAGAGGAGGACATCAAATGCGATTCATTTGCAATCCCAGAGCATTGGGCAAGGATGTGTGCAATTGATTTTGGATGGAACCATCCTACTGCAGTTGTTTGGTTTGCCCATGACAGGGATGGAGACACGATTTACATTTATGATTGTTACAGGCAGGCAAACACAACAATTCTTGTACATGCACATGCAATCAACCAGAGGGGAGATTGGATTCCATGCATTTGGCCCCATGATGGAGCAATTCATGACAAGGCATCAGGAGTTGGATTAAGCCAGCAGTACAGACGTGCAGGTGTGGAGATGGCAGGAACCCACTTCACCAACCCAGATGGATCAATCAGCGTGGAACCAGGGATTCAGGATATGATCACAAGGTTTCAGACAGGACGTTTGAAGGTATTTTCACATTTGGGAGATTGGTTTGAGGAATACAGGATGTACCACCGGAAGGACGGGAAGGTAGTCCGCATCAGGGATGATTTGATGAGTGCATCCAGATATGGAGTGATGTCGATTGGGAGGTATGGGCGGACAGGAGTTTTTCGGGAGCGTCCAGAACGTGCAGAGGGATTCACAGATTATGATCCCTTTGAGATGTTGGATGCAGCATGAGTTTGGGGTATTTACATGCAGAGCCACTTGAGACAGAGGAGCAGCACAAGGAGTTATTGGAGCAATTCAGGAGGACAAGAACAGCCTCCAGCACTCCAGTGCATCCAACACATGTTTTGAGAAAAGAGGGCAGGATCATTGGTTCCTTTTGCATTGGATCTCCAACAGTCCATTTACAGATGGACCCAGAGTATTGCACCAGGAGGGACTCCCTCTCGATGTGGTCAATCTTGGAATCTCTAATGTTGGAGAACAGAATACTCAAGTACCTGATTTTATGTGAGAAAACCTCTCCCTTCCATCCAATTCTTGACAAGCGTCTTGACAGGATCAGTGGAGAGAAAAACTGCGAGGACTGGCATTTATTTGAGAGAGAGCCATGAGGATATACACAGAAGTAAATTGGAGATGGACAGAGTCAGGATTGGAGGAGGAGGTTTCTTCATCCACAGACTATTGTGGAGATCTTTCCCTTTGCGGGGGTGATTCTAATGGGGGCGATGATTCTTCTTCCACCGAAACTCAGGCTCCCAAGCCCAAGCCAAAAACTCCTAAAGTGACATTGACCCCTCCACCGAACACTGAGATCATGGGGCCACTCACAGATAAGGAGAAATCACAAAAGGCAGCAGATATCTTAGCAGAAGCCCAGTCAGGAGATTACGACAGAACGGGTATGTCTGCAGCAGACATTGCCTTTTACGATCACATGACAGGAACAGGGCAGAATGCTCCTACAGGCACAGGAGGAGACACAACAGGTTCAGCAGATCCAGTTCCAGAATCCACAACCACCGTCACAACTCCTGCCCCGGCTCCAGAGGAGTCTACAATTGAGGAGGAAGACCCAGATGTGGAGCAGACCATAGGAGACGAGTTGGCAATGCGTAGGGTTCGGAGACGTTTGAGGGATCGTTTTGGAAGACGTGCCACCAGAGGAGGAGGTGCAGAGATGGCAGGAACAGGATACAGGTTGGGAGGATGAAGAAGTACCGCAAGCGTTTGAAGAGAAAATCCCGTGATTGACAACATCTATCCAAATGACCAGGTTGTAGAAGTCCTTGAGGAGTATGAGGACATGAAGCAAACACGGTCAAACTGGGAGAGAATGTGGCAAGAGATTGCAGAGTACATGATCCCCCAGAGGGCAGATTTCACAGTCAAGCAATCTTCAGGAGAGCAGAGGCGGGAGAAGATTTATGAAGGCACTGCAGTCCGTGCATTAGAGAGAAGTGCAGCAGGACTTCACAACACTCTGACCTCTAGTGCAGTTCCATGGTTCCACTTGAAGGTTCAAAGAGAACTTCATCAGGATCGAGACATTCAGTTGTGGTTGGAAGAGGCCGAGCGCAGATTGTATGATGTCTTTGCATCTCCAGAGTCCAACTTTCATCCTGCACTGCATGAGTTCTACTTGGATTTGGTAGGATTTGGGACAGGAATCATGTATGTCGTGGATGAACCAGGGATTGGTCCACGATACAGGAGTTACTTCTTGGGCCAGTGCTACCTGATGCAGGATAACCTCTCCCGTGTGGATGGAGTCTTGCGGGTGTATGAACACTCTGCACGTCAGTTGGTGCAGGAGTATGGAGAAGAGGGGGTTCCAGACAGTGTTTTACGGGCATACAACTCCAAGGATGAGAACAAGAAGTTTGAATGCCTCCACTGTGTGAAGAGACGAAGAAACCATGATGTGAATGCAGTTGGAAACCTCAACATGCCCTGGATGTCAATCTACATTTTGACTGATCAGAAGCATGTCTTGAGAGAATCCGGGTTTGAGGAATTTCCATATGTTGTCTCACGGTGGTCCAGAAACTCTGAAGAAACGTATGGACGAGGACCAGGCACTGCCGCACTTCCTGATGTGAAGATGATCAACCTCATGGAGAAGGTAGGACTCAAGGCACTTCAGAAGGTCGTTGATCCTCCACTTTTGGTTCCAGATGATGGATTCCTGAATCCTGTCAGAACCCAACCAGGCGGGTTGAACTATTACCGTGCAGGGTTGGGAAGGGATGACAGGATCATGCCCCTGCAGACAGGAGGACGGTTGGATTTGAATGAATCCAAGATTGGACAAGTGAGGGATTCCATCAACAAAACCTTCTATCTTGATCTCTTGGAACTCCCTGGTCCTGTTGCAGCAGATGGAGATGTCATGAGATTCAGTGCAACAGAGATCAATGCACGTCAGAGGGATCGTCTTTCAGTCTTGGGACCAATTGTCAGCAGGCAGGAGGTGGAGTTCTTGGCACCAATGGTGATCAGAACACTTGGAATCATGGAGAGCAACGGAATGTTGCCTCCTGCACCTCCTGCGTTGAGGGATGCAGATTTCAAGGTGGAGTATGCAAACCCTGTCAGTATCTCAATGAGGGCAGGAGAGTTGAACAGTGTTGCACAACTCATCCAGTTCTTGCTGCCAATTGCACAGATTGACCCATCTGTGGTTCAGAGGTTTGACACAGGAAGGATTGCAGAGTTGGGTGCAGAGATTCTCAAAGTACCTCCTAGTGTCTTGAGAACAGAAGAGGAGATGGAGGAGTTGCAGATGGCACAGAGACAGGCACAGGAGGAGCAGATGCTCCTTCAGAGTAACCTTCAAGTTGCACAGGCAGATAATCTGGTCAGTCAATCAAGAAGGAATGATGCACAGGCAGGACTTGCCGTTTCAAAGAGTCAGTTGCCTGTATGAGGACCAAGAAGGAGAGGGATCGCAAAGCATTGTATGACCGTCTTTTCAAGAGTGAAGACGGACAGAAGCTTTTGGAGGATCTTGCACGGAGGAATCATGTCTTTGATGTGGTGACAGTGGAGAACCCCCAGATTAGTGCCTTCCGGGATGGAAGGAGAAGTGTTGTGGTTGATATCATCAACTACCTTGGTTTGAACACCAAGGATTTGGAACGTCTTGCACGGGAATCCATAGATGGAGACAGAATCGAGTTCGACTCAGACTGAGGGAACCCCATCTGCAGAAATGCAGGGATCAGGGTCAATCCTTGGAGGGTTATCAGGATCTGCAGAGTCAGATCCACTTGCAATCAACATGGATAGTCTGCCTGAAGACATCAGGCATGAACCTGTCCTCAAGAACTTCAAATCATGGGACTCGCTTGCAAAAAGCTATGTCCATGCAAACAGGAAGCTTGGAGTTCCATCAGAGCAGTTGCTGCAACTTCCACAGGGGGAGAATGCAGATTGGAATGGAGTTTACTCCGCATTAGGAAGACCAGAGTCTCCAGAGGGTTATGAGTTAAATGGCTCAGGAGATTTGGCAGATGGCTTTCGCCAGCAGGCACATCAGTTGGGACTCAACCAGAAGCAGGCATCAGAACTGTTAAACTGGTACAGTGATTCCCAAGCAAGTGTGGATCAGAGTGATGATGAAGACTTTGCAACAGAGCAGGTTCAGTGGGTTGCCCAACTCCAGAAGGAGTGGGGAGATTCCTACATCAAGAACAAGCAGTTGGCAGAGAGAGCATTTCATCAGTTTGCAGATCCAGATGCACTTGATGTGATGAACAAGACAGGGTTGGGAACACACCCTTCTCTTGTCAAGATGTTTGCCCAGATTGGACAAATCCTCTCAGAGGATGGTGCCCTGACTGGGAATCAGGAGGGTCGGATTGGAGGGATCACTTCAGGGTCTGCAAAGACCAGGATTGATGAACTTCTAAACGATAAGGATTTTACAGACAGGTACTACAATCAGTACCACCCACGGCATTCGGATGCCGTGAATCAAATGCAACGACTTTACGAGGCAGCAGGTTAGTCAGATAACCGTTTTCGGCCTGACCTGAGATCTCTGAGTCGGACCTACCTCTGGTAGATAATCCGTCATTCGTGAGTCGAAGCGAGAAATCGTTTCACACAAAAAAGGACGGAATATGTCTACTCAAGTAACTACGGCATTTGTCAAGCAGTACATGGCAAATGTCGATTTTCTGGTTCAACAGAAAGGGAGTCGCCTGCGTAATGCAGTGACTCTAAAAACCGGAGTCCGTGGAGAGGAAATCTTCATGGATCGGGTTGGATCGACTGCACCACAGAAGGTGACTTCTCGACATGCAGACACTCCACTTATCTCCACACCCCACGATCGCAGACGGATTACTCCAGTGAGTTATAACTGGGGGGATCTGATTGACAACGTGGACCGTGTGAAGATGATCATTGACCCCACCAGCCCCTATGCCCAGAACGCAGCATATGCAATGGGTCGGGCAATTGATGATGAGATCCTTGATGCAATCAGTGGAAATGCCTTTGGCGATTCCTCTGGCACCTCTGGATCTGATGCATCAACGGCAATCGCACTTCCTTCAGGACAGAAGGTTGCAGTCGATTTCCACACTTATGACACAGGGTCAGGAGACAAAGGTCTCACGCTTGGAAAACTGCTGAAAGCACGGGAAATCCTGGGTGCAGGAGAAGCAGACGATTATGGTCTGGATGGATCTCCAAACCTCTTCTGTGCAATTAATGCAAAGCAGATTTCCAACATGCTTGCAGACTTCTCAATGGGAGGTGCTTCTGGAGTGCAGGGAATTAGTGCTGCATCAGCAGACTATAACTCTGTCCGTGCCCTGGTTGCAGGAGAAATTGATACCTTCATGGGATTCAAGTTCATCCGGACTGAGCTTCTCAACACCGATTCTGCAAGTGACCAACTGGTTGTCTGTTGGCATCGTTCAGGAGTTGGCCTTGCAGTCTTTGATGACATTAAGGCACGGATCTCTGAGCGTCCAGACAAGCGTTATTCCACGCAGGTCTATTATGAGATGACGATTGGCGCAGCACGGCTGGAGGAAGAGCGTGTTGTCGAAATCGCATGTGATCCTTCTTAACCAAGAGCCAGGAGATTAGAAATGGCAGCAGTATATGGTGTAAATTACACCAAAAATTACCCAATCGAGGCTGGCTCCACCTCTGCACAGTCACAAGTGGCAGTGTCAGAAGTTGGTGGGCGCATGAGGGTCGCATACGACACTTATGAGGCCTCCAGTCTTGGAGCAGGGTCCACCATCTCCATGTTCAAGCTTCCAAATGGAGCAAGAATCTGGCAGATGGTTCTGGTCACTGATGATCTGAGTGGGTCCGGTACCCTTCAGGTTGGAGATTCCAGTGATCCCAATCGGTTCATCACAGAGTCAATCTGTGGAGATGCCAACAAAGTTCACTACATGCACCCGAAGGCACATGCTTCAGACGGCAATGTGACTCTTTTGGGAGGCGTGAGTGGAACTGGTATTGATGCCTTTGGTTATGCACTCACTGCAGAAACCACTGTGATCATCACCACGGCAACTGCAGCAATCACAGGTACAGTCAATCTTGCGTGTTTCTACACGATTGATTGATTGACCTCTGACAGTCAACTGGGCCGATGAGAATCGGCCCCTTTTCCTTGCAGGGATTAGTATGTCCAAAATAACCCTTTTTGATGACAAGAACTCCTCTGAAGAGTTGGATTCCAACTCAGATGAGTACAAACAGAGGGTTGCCGAGGGGTGGACCACATGGAAGAAGCCCACTGCCAAGAAACCCACTGCCAAGAAACCCAAGAAAAGGTATGACTGATGGCTTCTGTGGTAGGAATCTGCAACATTGCCCTCAACAACCTTGGAGATGAGAAAATCTCCTCCCTTTCGGATAACAATGACAGGGCACGGTCATGTGATCTGAGGTATGAGGATGTGAGAGATGCAGTTCTGAGGGCACACCCCTGGAACTGTGCAACCACCCGTGTGGAGTTGGCACAATCCACGGATACTCCTGCGTGGGGGTTCAGCTACAAGTACGCCCTTCCCTCTGACTGCCTGAGAGTTCTGGATGTGTATGACTACACCGTGCCCTTCTCCATTGAAGGGAGGTTCCTGCTCACAGAGAACTCATCCGCAAAACTGAAGTATATTGCAAGGATCACTGATCCAAACGATTACGATATTCTGCTTCAGCAGGCAATTGGAATCCGCCTTGCGTCTGAGATTGCAGAGGCACTCACAGGACGGACAGAACTGAAGCAGGAGATGTACCAGAAGTATCTGCTGGTTCTCTCTGAAGCACGGGGTGTGGATTCCCAAGAGACGGGGATGCCAATGGTGATTGAGGCAAATGATTTCATCAATTCACGTTTTGACACCTCCTATCTGCTGAACACCAGCACCACAATCTGATGGCACGGGTTCAGGCACTGCAAGGTTCCTTTGTGACAGGAGAGATCTCTCCACGGATGCAGGGGAATGTCCTCTTGGAATCATACAAGAGTTCTCTTGCAACCTGCCTGAACTATGTTGTTGTTCCACAGGGTGCAGTGATGAGGAGACCTGGAACGAGGTATGTGACTCCTACCAAGAATGACTCTGAGGTGCGTCTCATTCCCTTTAACTATGGACAGGGGCAATCGTATGTGATCGAGGCAGGTGCTGCATATTTCAGGTTCTTCACTGCAGATGGCGTGTTGATGGACGGAGCATCCAGTTCAACTCCACTGGAAGTATCAACAGATTCTGATGGAGATGCAGTTCCATATGCAGTTGCAGATCTGGATGGACTTGATATCACTCAGAGTGCAGATACCCTCTTTCTTGTCCATCCCAGTTATCGGCCCTATACCCTCAAGCGCACAGGCACCTACACTTGGGTGTTTGCAAAGTTGGATCTCAAACATGGTCCTTTTGATCCTGTCAATGTCTCAGATACCGTCCTCCATGTGGATATGACCTCCGGGACACTGGACAAGGATCGGATGGCAGATATCATCCAGACTACGGATTACATTGATGCCTCAAATGAGAGATTCTCTGTTACAAAACATCCCTTTGTCAATGGACAGAAGGTCTACTTTGAATCTTCAAGCTCACTTCCAACAGGAATCAGTGCAGGACCAGGAACCCAATATTACATCATCAACTCAACAGAGAACACCTTTCAGGTTTCAACTGCATATGGAGGGACTCCTGTCAATGTGTCTGGAGTAGGTTCTGGAACTCTGACAATCTGGAAGCAGTTTATTCCAAAAGATACAACAATCACTCTGACCAGTTATAACCTTCTTAGTGATTGCAACTTCACTGCGTCTGATAACAAGTTCAACAAAACCTCTCATGGATTTGCAAATGGAACAAAGATGCGGTTTGTCAGATCTGTTCCTGTTAGTGAATTTACAATAGAGACCATCTACTATGTGGTTGGCACTGCAACCAACGATTTCCAACTCTCTGCATCAGAGGGAGGAAGTGCAGTCACAGGAGCAACCAACTTCCAAGCAACAACTCTTCATGCAAATGGCATCCTTGGAATCAACTCTGATACAGGATTTCAAACTACAGATGTCAACCGATACATCCGCTTAAACAATGAGATCTATCCCCACATCCGCTGGGGGTATGCACAGATTGCAACCAGAACCTCCACCTCTGTTGTGACTGCAAAGGTTAAGGAGTCGCTTGCAAATGAATTTACAACAAAGGAGTGGGCACTTGGTGCATTCAGTGGAACCACAGGGTATCCCAGGACTGTTCAGATCTACCAACAACGTCTTGTTTTTGCAGGAACCGCCACTGAACCCCAGAATCTCTACTTCTCAAAGACAGGGGATTTTAACAACTTTGCAACCACAGAGGGATTTGGAAAGGATAGTGGAAGTGTTGATTCCACAGGTGCAAAGATTGTCACAGAGCAGATCTTTGATGACAATGCAATCACCCTTCAGATCTCCTCTGATACTGTTGATCTCATTGAGTGGTTAAACGAGGATGCACGTCTCAGCTTGGGAACCTCTGGAGGGATCTTCCAAGTGTATGGATCAGATACAGACAGCACCCTCACTCCCTTCAACTTTACAATCAAGAAAATCACAGACTGGGCATCAGAGGATACTGCACTTCCACAGAAGATTGGAAATAACCTGTTGTATGTCCAGCAGAATGGACGAAAGGTCCGTGAGTTGATCTTTGATAATGAACAGGAGAGATACAGTGCAGATGACATCTCTATCCGCTCAGAGAACCTCTCTCAGGAGGGGATTGTGGAGATGTCATACCAAGATCAACCACATGCCCTTTTGTGGTGCAGGAAGGCAGACGGAAAACTTGCATCCTGTACCTATGTCAGGAACCAGCAGGTGATTGGTTGGCATCGTCATGAGATTGCAGGAACCCACACAGAGGCAACCCTGAACTATGGATCACATGCAAAGGTTGAGAGGATGGTCTCAATTCCACGGACCAACTATGACCAGATGTGGTTTGTTGTCAAAAGATCCATCAACCTTGGAATTGTGACTGCAGATGCCTCGACTGATAAACTTGCCCTCAGTGGTCATGGAATGGTGAATGGAACACGGGTTCGGTTCTCCACCACTGCATCAGACCTT